TCCTACGGCTCGAAGACCTTCCAGACTTTCATGGAGCTGTTCAAGGGCGTGAAGTACAAGCTGGTTGCCACGGCGACGCCTTCCCCCAACCGATACAAGGAACTGATCCATTATGCCGGTTATCTTGAGGTCATGGACACAGGGCAGGCACTGACACGGTTTTTCCAGAGAGACAGCACCAAGGCCAACAACCTGACACTGTATCCCCACAAAGAAGAGGAGTTCTGGCTCTGGGTCAGCTCCTGGGCGCTTTTCTTAAGCAGTCCCGCCGACCTTGGCTATGATGCCACCGGCTATGATCTGCCCCCTCTGGACGTGCGGAAGCATTTGCTCACCACCCGGATCGGTGATGTGGTGGACAAGGATGGACAGGTCAAGCTGATGCGGGATGCTGCCGTCAACCTGCAGGATGCCGCAAAGGAAAAGCGGGAATCGGTGGCGGCTCGTGTCTCTATGGTCAAGGAGATCGTGGACAGTGACCCGGATGCCCATTTCATCCTCTGGCACGACCTGGAATATGAGCGGGAAACCATTCTGAAGGAAATTCCGGGTACAGTCGATATCTACGGATCCATGGACTATGAGGAGAGGGAGCGCCGTGTTATCGACTTCTCTGAGGGACGCACACGGCTGTTTGCTACAAAAAAGAGCCTGTCCGGCTCCGGATGTAACTTCCAGCGGCACTGTCACCGGGCTATTTTTATCGGCATCGATTACGAATTCAATGATTTCATTCAGGCTATCCACCGCATTTACCGTTTCCTTCAGACTGAGCAGGTCATTATCGACGTGATCTTCACAGAAGCGGAGGAACAGATCTGGCGGGTTCTTCTGGAAAAGTGGGATAACCACAATAAGCTCCAGGCAAACATGCGCCGGATTGTCCGGGAATACGGTCTGCTGGACCAGATCCAGGCGGAGCGGATGGCGAGATCGATAGGAGTTGAGAGAGTGGAAATCAAAGGTAAAAACTGGACATACGTCAATAACGACTGTGTCGAAGAGGTCAGGAGGATGGCAGACAACTCTGTGGGGCTGATCCATACCTCCATCCCGTTCAGCAATCACTATGAATATACCCCCAGCTACAACGACTTCGGCCACAATGAGGACACCGAGCGGTTCTTTGAGCAGATGGATTATCTGACGCCGGAGCTTCTGCGGATTCTTCAGCCCGGCCGGGTGGCGGCTATCCATGTGAAAGATCGGGTGCTGTTCGGCAATGTGACTGGATACGGCATGCCCTCCATGGAGCCGTTCCATTCTGATTGCATCCGACACTACATGAAGCACGGGTTTATCTACTTCGGCATGATTACCGTGACCACCGACGTGGTTCGGGAAAACAATCAGACTTACCGCCTGGGCTGGACGGAGCAGTGCAAGGACGGCACCAAAATGGGCGTAGGCTGCCCGGAGTATATCCTGCTGTTCCGCAAGCTGCCCACAGACCGCTCCAAAGCGTATGCGGATGTGCGGGTGGTCAAGGATAAAGAGGCATACCCCCTGAGCCAGTGGCAACTGGATGCGCACGCATTCTGGCGCAGCAGCGGAAACCGTAACCTAGATCCTGATGAGCTGGCTAGGCTGAAAATGTCCGACAGAATGCGCCGTTTCAGGGAGTTCAGCCAGACGCACGTCTATGATTACGATGCGCACACTGCCCTTTCCTATGCCATGGAGCAGAAAGACGCCATCAGCAAAGAGTTCATGACGGTACCGCCGGCATCTATCCATCCGGACGTGTGGGACGATATCAGCCGGATGAAGACCCTGAACACCACCCAGAGCCAGCGCCGGAAGCAGCTGCACGTCTGCCCCCTTCAGTTGGATATCGTGGAACGGGTTATCAACCGGTACTCCAATCCGGATGATCTGGTGTTTGATCCCTTCGGCGGCCTGGCCACGGTGCCCATGATGGCTGTGCGGATGGGCCGTAAGGGCTACGGCTGTGAGCTGAACCCCGGATATTTTGCCGACGGTGTCGGTTATCTCCGGGCAGAAGAGGATACCGAAATGGAGCAGCCGAGCCTGTTTGACCTGCTGGAACAGGAGATGAATACATGAAAACCTTTTTTGCTGCCTTAAGTGACGGAGGAACTATGAAAAAGCCGGCCGAAAAAATGGATATTGTTGAAAATTCTATTCGTGTGTACTGCTGTGGAGAGTTGGTTGCATATTTGGACCTGGGGGCGGTGCTATACGCACAGATATGCTGACGGGGTACGCTGCCGGGAGTGGTTTGGTACGAGGTGTGCCGGAAGGAGTTTGAAAAGTGCCCATATTACGGAAAAGGAGGCAACAATGGCAAAGAGAGATTATTCGAATAATGGATACCTGAGCATTAAAGCTCATAACCCTTATGTGCCAGGAATTATTGGAACTGATATTAAGCTGACATTAAAGCAGAAAATTCTGATTCTTTTTTGCGAAGGAATTTCAGTTTCCATCGGCAATGTTTACCGAAAGGAGGCTGGGGACGATGAAACATAATAAGCGGCTGATTGATGCCACGGAATTTATAAAGACGTTTTGGCAAAGAGTGCATGACGGCGAAATTGTAACACTCATGGATGCAGAACACGCAATTATCAATGCTCCCACAGTGGATGCCAAGGAAGTGGTACATGGGCGGTGGGTGAACCCTTACATAAATCGTTATGGGCATCCGTGCCATTGTTGTTCTGTTTGTGGCTTCAAGGCTTCGTATCAAGATAAGAACTACTGCCCCAACTGTGGCGCAAAGATGGATTGGTGATAATAATGGTCAAAAATCCATTCCCTCGGGGGGGTAATCCGTGCTTCGGGTGCCCGGATCGGTACACAGCCTGCTCCGATCACTGCCGGAAGCCGGAGTTCCTGGCCTGGAGGGCGGAGCAGGAGAAAATCAAAAAGAACCGCCGGGTTTATGACCTTACTGCGGATTACGTCCGGAAGAATATCGAGAAGAACAGGAGAAAGAAATGACGAACAATCAGGAATTGGCGCAGCTCTGCGCCGGGGAGTGCCCCTTTGGGTATGACTGCAGGGCCGTGGACTGCGAGGACTGTGCGAAGGTTCATGCGGACAAGGAGGCGTAAATGGGTGGCCTTGTTTTTGAAAGCATCAACGATTTGCCGCCAAAGATGCGCCAACAGGTGGCGGTTAAGATCCTGGCGAATGTTAAGCCTAAGCCGCCGCCCGGGGAACAGAAGGCGGTGAAGTACCGCAACATCAAGGTAGAGGCAAATGGGCACACCTTCGACTCGAAGAAAGAATACTTGCGCTATTGCGCCCTTGTGGATGCACTCCGGGAGGGAGCGATCTATGATCTGCGTCTCCAGCAGAATTTCACCCTGATAGAGGGATATACGAAGCCGGATGGCGAAAGAATCCAGCCGATGATTTATAAAGCGGATTTTACATACCGGGTAAGCGGTCCTTTGCACAGCGTGCCCACCGGTGTTTCCTTAGAGGATCTGGAATACTGGACCAAAGCCGGAGTGAATGCTCTGATCATCGAAGATGTGAAGACCAAGGGAACCCGAACGCAGGTCTATATAAATAAATATAAAATGATGGCTGAAAAAGGCTATACCATTCGGGAGGTGTAAGAAAGCAGATGAAACCGATTTTGTTTAATACTGAAATGGTTCGCGCCATCCTGGACGGCCGGAAGACCGTCACCCGGCGGATTATCAAGCCGCAGCCGCGTGGTCATGCGGCACTGTCCAGAAAAGTACAAGGTACCGATGTCAAGCAGACTAGATCAGGTGTGATAAGAAAAGTCTGGAGCGGTTACGAATTCGAGGATGGCACCATGGCGGTCTGCAATATCCAGCCTGGTGATATTCTCTATGTCCGGGAGACATGGGGCAAGACGGCTGATCTTCCGGGGATCTCTGAGGAAGCAACCGTGTATGCAGCGGATTTCTCCGACCGGGAGCTTGCACACCTGAAAGACAAACACTTCAGGTGGCGGCCTTCCATACATATGCCGAAGGAACTGGCACGGCTGTTCCTGAAGGTGACTGATGTCCGGGTGGAGCGGTTGCAGAATATCTCTGCTGATGGATGCGCCATGGAGGGCATATGGCCTTTATATTCCGGCCCGGCAGGTGGCCGCACGGAGTATTACCATGATAAGTTTTCTTACTTGTGGGACAGCACGATCCCCAAGACAGATATGGATACCTATGGCTGGAAGGCTAATCCCTGGGTGTGGGCGATTCAGTTTGAAGTGTGCGAAAAGCCGGAGGAAATTCAATGAAAGTGACAGTTGAGCTGGAACACAAAGAATTAACAGAATTTCTGGCATGGCTTGATGACAGAGAAATGTACAAAAAGGAACTGCGAAAAAATGGCCGTCAGCTCTTAGTGCTGGCGGAAAAAGTTACTTTTGCAATCGAGATAGCTGATGATGACGAGCATTATTGTGTAGCAGACCAGGACCACCTGGATGAGCTGGCCGAGATGGCCTATGAAATTCTGGAATATTAAGCGCAGTTTGTGCCGTGACACCGGAGTAATCCGGTGTTTCGTCAGAGGTTGCGACAATGTGGGAGGGGAGAGACAATGACGGCGAAGACCATGAAAAAGAGGATATTCTCCGGCAGCGTGTGCGAACAGCTGGTTTACAATGTGCCCTCCGGCGTCAAGGATCCGATGAAGCATGACCCGGAGAAGCCGAGCCGCCAGCGGTTCAAGGATGAAGAAGATCGGAAACACCACCGGGAAGAGATCTCCCGCCGGAAGTTTCGCCGAAGCATCAACGAGAACCACAACCCGGAATCCATATACTCGACGCTGACCTTCAACAGAGAGTGGGAAGTACACACCTTTGATGAAGCAAGGCAGGTGCGCCGGAACTTCATTCGGGTGCTTACATACCATTACCCCGATGCGGTGATCCATCTGGTGATGGGCCGGGGCAAAGCCACGAAGCGGATCCACTTTCATATGGTATCCAGCGGTATTCCTCTGGACTTCATTCAAAAGAAATGGAAGTACGGTAAAATTGCTGAGCACAGCTACCTCCGGGAACACAACTGGTACCAGGGCGTTGACTATGGCCAGGATTACACCGGGCTTGCGGACTATCTCTGGGATCACTGGACGGAAGAGGTGGGAGGTCACCGCTGGTTCCAGACCAAGAATGCCAGGGAACCGGAAGCAGAGAAGCCTACCGAAGTACGCAAGACCGGCGGGTATTCCAAAGACCGTCCGCCGGTGGCACCGAAGGGCTACAAGCTGGTGGAGACCAGGGCAACGAAGTACGGCTATCTCTATTTCAAATATGTGGTCATTCCTCCCGAGCAGAAAGGACGGAAGACCTCTAAAAAAATCCGGCTCCGGGCCGGGTAATTAAAGGCTTGTAAATGTGTAAAGTTTTAGAACGAAATCCAAGTGAGAGTGGGAGGTGCTGAGATGGGAACACCGGTGAATAGGTGGTGGGACTATGTTCGTAAGATTGTGAGGGCTTACCCCGATCTGAGAGATGGGGAACTGGACAACCCGGATGACATCAAGGATCGGGATGCCGTGGGCAAGGCTGTTGCAGATACCATGCAACGTCTGGACGGGGAGGAGCGTGTGGAACTGATCCGCTATGTATACTGGAACCGGAAGCCGCACCGGGTGAAGGATGCTGCGCCCAGGATGCATATCTCAGAGGCGACTGCAAAGCGATGGCACGGGGACTTTATCCGTGAGGTAGCGAGAAATCGAGGATTCTACATAAATGATACCGTTAAGCCGGAATAATGTGCTAGGCTATCCCCAACCGGGGGACTGATAAGGGGGTGTAGGTATGGCTCAGAAACGGAACAGACCGGATAAAGACGGAACACATCGCACCCAAGCGGACAGGAACCGCAAGAAGATCATGCTAACGCAGACGGTGTGCGGGATCTGCGGGAAGCCGGTGGACAAGGATCTTAGATATCCCCATCCGCTCTCCCCGTGCGTAGACCACATTGTACCGGTAGCCAAGGGAGGACACCCCAGTGATCTGAGCAATATGCAGCTGGCCCACTGGACCTGCAACCGGCAGAAATCCGACAAACTCTTAAGACCCCGCCAGGGACCCCAGGAGGAACAGGTGCTATCAAACAGGATTTTACCCCAGTCAAGAGATTGGGCGGCATACAGACCCAAGTAGAGGGGCATACCCCCCTCCCACCCCCACAAATGCCCTTCCACGCACGTACTGGGAAAATATCTCGCTGGAAAAGGTTACCAGATGGGGTGGAAAAATATTCAGAAGGCTATATTATGACCACGCGCGCGAGAAGACGCGTATTTTTATGCAAGGAGGCGGGAGAAAATGGCGGAATACAAGGGAATTTCGTATCTGCGCAGAAGGCTTGACCAAAAGCGAACCCGGGTGCTGACACGCTACCGGTATTATGACATGAAAAACGCTATCCGGTACCTGCGGACCCTGATCCCTCCGGAGTTTATGTGGATGGCTCAAACACTGGGCTGGTGCGCAAAGGCAGTGGACTCTCTGGGAGACCGACTGAATTTCCGGGAGTTCAAAAACGATAATTTTGACATCAATGAGATATTCGCTATGAACAACGGCGATATCCTGCCAGACAGCGCCATCAATGCCGCGCTGATCGGCTCCTGCAGTTTTGTGTACATATCCCCGGATGTGGACGGATATCCCAGAATGCAGGTTCTGGATGGGTCCAATGCCACCGGCATTGCGGATCCTGTGACCGGTATGCTGAAAGAGGGATATGCTGTGATCAAGCGCACCGATAACGGTAATCCGGAGATCGAGGCATACTTCCTGCCGAAGCGGACGGAGTATTACCAGGGAGGCAGACTGATTCGGGCGGACGATCATTTCTCCCCATATCCGCTGCTGGTGCCTGTTATTTACAGACCGGATGCCATGCGGCCCTTTGGACATTCCCGAATCTCCCGGGCCTGTATGAGCCTGCAGCAGGGAGCGCTCCGAACCCTGCTTCGCTCAGAAGTAAGTGCGGAGTTTTATTCTTTCCCTCAGAAATATGCCACGGGTCTTTCTCCGGAAAGCGAAGATATGGACAAAGCCCGGGCCATGCTTTCCTCTTTCCTGACCTTTGACAAGGATGAGGAGGGCGACAGTCCGAAGCTGGGCCAGTTTACGCAGCAGTCCATGTCCCCATATACGGAGCAGCTGCGGACCTTTGCGGCGCTGTTCGCGGGTGAAACCGGGCTGACGCTGGATGATCTGGGGTTTGTGACAGACAATCCATCCTCTGCCGAGGCAATCAAGGCAAGCCATGAAAACCTGCGGCTGGCTGCCCGAAAAGCCCAGAAGACCTTCGGAAGCGGTTTGCTGAATGCCGGATATCTGGCTGCCTGCGTCCGGGATAATTTCAGCTATGAGCGCCGGCAGTTTTACCTGACAAAGGCTGCATGGGAACCGGTATTCGAGCCGGACGCAGCTATGCTCTCGGGTATCGGCGACGGTGTGAGCAAGATCAATCAGGCGGTTCCCGGTTACTTTGGACCGGATAACCTGCGCGATATGACGGGCATCGATCCGGAAGCATAAGGAGATCACGATGGAAGATGTTACGCCCCAGCTGATCGAGAAAATAAAGGCTGAATTTACAAGCGCTTACGAAAAAAGCGGAAAGGTGCAAAGCCTGCTGGCCGCAGTAAAACAGGGGACGGCGACCTACGAACAGGCTCAGCAATATGCCATCGAGGTATCCCGGCTTATCGCCGCCGCCTATGAAAAACATATTTCATCTGCTGTTCTCCCCGATGGGCGGATGTATTACAACATTGCCTCCCGGCTGATCCCTGCAAGCCTGGATG